GTGGGGGTGTGGGGGGGGGGGGGGGGGGGGGGGGGGGGGGGCCGGCCCCCCCCCCGCCCCGGAGTCATCACTTGGCCGGGTCAGCCGTGCCGTTGGCGAGGAGCTTGATGCCGGTGCCGGTGCCGCCGTTCGGGTTGAGCGGGACGGTCACGACGCGAGCGTCGTGCCCGCGCTTGGCGACCAGGTAGCCCTCCTCGGTGAACAGGGCGGTGTAGTCGTTCTGGCCGAGCAGAACCGAGTCGTAAACGGTGTCCAGGGTGATGACGTCCTGGCCGCCCTTGACGAAGGTGCCCGCCGAGTAGAGCAGGAACTTCAGGGAGGCGCCCCATGCCTTGAAGGCGGAGGCGTCTCCGGTCAGGGCCTGCCAGTCGTAGACGAACTGGGGGTTCACGCCGCGGGCCTTGAACCAGGCGTCGATACGGGCGTCGTTGATGTCGATCAGGTCAACGCCCTCGCGGCGGGACAGGTCGGTGCGGATGGCGCCGTGGACCCAGTAGGGGAAGACCGCCTCCAGGGTGGTGGAGCGGGAGAGGCGCTGCGCGTAGCGGTAGTGCTCGACCTGGAGCTCGATGGCGGTCAGGATCGGGGCGGCGGCGCCGATCTGGCCGGAGTCCATGGAAACGGCGGTGGACTGGCGCTCCATGGAGGCGATGATGCGCTCGCTCATCTTGTGCTCGTGAGCCACGAGGGCGCCACGGATGGTGCGGGCGACGAGCTCGGGGTAGCCGCGCTGCTGGAGCAGGTTGGCCTGAACGTGGATACCGGCTGCGGAGAGGCGGACCTCCTCGAACTCGGTGCAGGGCACGTTGTAGACGGGCTTGGCGCCGACCTTGTTGGCGCCCTGGTTGGCGGCGTCGGGCAGGTACTTGCCTGCCTTCGCCTCCTCCTCGGTGAAGTTGAAGGAGGGAGCCGCGTACAGGTCAGCGAACTTGGGGCCCTTGGTGAACTTGATGCCGCCGCGGGTGACGTTGATCTCAGGCAGGGAGATCAGGCCGTCGCGGGACTCGTCCTCCAGCAGGTCGTAGACGGTCTCGGAGGGGGCGCACCAGCCGCCGGCCGCGACGAGGGAGCCGCCGGGCAGGTTCTTCTCGCTGACGGCGAAGGCCATCGCGGCGTCGGCGCTCTCGGGGGAGGTGACGGTGGCGCGCTCGTCGAAGGACTTGCGGATGACGGCCAGGCCGTGGCGCTCGCTCATGGCGCGGCCGGAGCGCGCGGCGGCGGCGTAGGCGCCGGAGTTGAAGCCCTGGAGGCGGCGGTCGAGGGCGACGGCCAGGTCCTCGAAGGACGCGTCAGAGTCGGCGGCGAAGCCGGGAACGTCGGCCACGGTCAGGCGGGCCTTAGCGGTGTCCTCCACGGAGGTCTCCTCAGTGATCGCAGGTGCGGGGGTGTGAACGTGCCGACGGATGCCGGACAGCTTGATGGGGCCGCGGGGAGCGGCGGCGGTGACGGCCTCGGGCTTGGCGTCGACCTGAGTATCGGCCTCGACGTCGGCTGCGGCGGCCTTGGCCTTCTTCTGAGCCTGGGCCTCGGCCTCGGCCTCGGCTGCGTCGGCCTTCTCCTCGGTGGGCGTGTCGTCATCGTCCGAGTCATCGGCCGGAGCGTCGTCCGCGTCATCGTCGGCCGGAGCGGCGGGCTTGTCGGCACCGACCTTGGCGGCCATCTCGGCGGCCTTGGCGGCGCGCTCGGCGGCGGCCTGCTCACGGGCGCTGATCTCGGCGGACAGGACCTCGATCCCGTCGGTCAGGGTGCCGAGCGTAGCCAGGTCCTCGTCGGTGAACTCGCCGTTCGCGTACAGGGTCTGGAAGGCGTCAACGGCCTTGGAGCGCAGGTCGCCGAGGTCGGCGGCGCTCAGGTCGGTCAGGTTCTCAGGAATCTCCAGGTCGAAGGTCTCGACCGGAGCGTCGTCCGCCTGGTCGGCGAAGACGGTGATGTCGAAGTGCTTGCGCATGTTGAGGGGTCCTCCGTGTCATGTTGCTGGGCAGGGTTCCCGTCCCCAGCGGGGTACACACGAGGCCCTGCTGCCATGCCGTTGGCTCAAAGGATACACCTATGAGTGAGACAACCCTCCATAGGGGTAGACAAAACCCCGCACCGCCATGAGCAAACGGTGCGGGGCTTTGCTGATCCACCCAGCGTCAGGAGTCCATGAGACCTCTAACGGGGACCATCATAGCCGATGGTGATGGGTGGCGCTACGCCTAGAAGCGAGTGATCGGGGAGGAGTCCTTGGAGCCCTCTCCCGGCAGTGTGCCGTCGGCCAGCGGCCTAGGCTCGGTGCCGACAGGCGGGGTAGTGGACCGACCGCAGTTGCAGGACATGATCTCTGTTCCTTCCTCAGATGGACCCGAGACGGCGCGCCATCTGCGCCGCCTTCGTCAGTGTACCTGCGCGCTCGACGCGGGCACGCATCTTGTCGGCGGCCGTAGCGCGCTGGAGGTCTCGGCGGCGCTCGGACTCGGCCAGTCGCTTCAGGTAGGAGATGTCTCCGAGCGTCAGGCCATTGGATCCGAGCGGGCCGTTCGACGGGTGCGCGGCACGGGAAGCGGAGTCGTCGTGGGCTACGACACCTGAGGCCTGGAGCGACTTCACCTCGCCGGAGGCCAGGAGCCCCTGCGGACGAGGCACCGGGAAGCCCGGCACGTTGACGGCGAGCGCTCCAACGAGCTCCAGGGAGCCGCGGATCGTGCGCCAGTCGCCAGAGATCGGCGCTGAGCGGGCCACCCGGACCTGCTCGGCCGTGATGCCGGGGCGCAGCGAGCCCGCCACCCAGATGCCGTAGGCATCCTCCCCGGCCGCGACGTCGGCGAAGACGGTGCCGGTGTTGTCGTAGTGCTCGGCTGCAGCGTTGGCGGAGTCGCGAGGACCTGCGTGCCCGGTCCCCATTGTGAGATGCCCCACAGCCACGGAGGTGCCCTCAGCCGTGCGCAGGGCGCCGGTGCGGAAGTAGGCGTAGTTCGAGGGGCTCGTGGGCGGCTCCACGCACTTCCCGATCTGCCCGATGTGGCAGGTGCCCCAGGCGGCGATGTGGCCGTAGACGCGACCGTCGTCCTCGACCACGAGGGCGGTCGGGCCGGTCAGCTGCGGGTCCTTGAACCACGCCTCAGGCGGGGCAGTGGGAATAGCGGCCGCGGTCAGGGAGTCACGGCTCAGGAGGTCGGCGTCCTCTGAGCGAGCCATTTCTGCCCCAGAATCACCATTTTCGCCGCGCTCAGCAGGTTCGGAGGTGCTGGGAGCCTGCCCAGCGGCGTAGACGCGGGCCGTGGCGAAGGCCGGTACGGCCACGAGTGTCGCGGCACGCAGGCGTGCCGACTCGATGACAGTCAGCTCATCCGAGGACGACATGGCCGCGACCTTGACCCGACCCTCCGGGTCAGCCTCATCGCCGGAATCTGCAACGTCGGCCTCAGGCATGTCCGCCTTCGCCATGATCCTGAACGTCACGTCGTCGGTGTCGATGGACACGCCGTTGGACATCTGCTCGCTGACCTGGCGGAACGCTTCAACGCCGACGGCGGAGCCGAGGTCGAAGGTCCCGGTGGCGTAGATGTCGCCGCCCTCGCTCCGCTCGACGGTCTCGATCCGGCCGCAGACCTCAGCGCCGTCGTGGCCGCCGACGTCCTTGAACGCGACACGCAGCGGGATGGGCAGGTCGTCCCAGCGCAGAGCACCTTCCTCGATCAGGCGCCCGTCTCCGGTCATCTCGCCCTCGCGGGCGATGGTGCCTTCCCAGCGGCCGTCGGTCGGGGCTGCAGGGGACTCGTCCGGCGCAGGAACGATGTCTCCGGCCGGCTCAACGTCGTCCCGGAGGTCGGAGAACTCGCCCACGCGGCGGGCCGTCTCCTCGATGCGTAGCTTCATGGCTGTCCTTTCGATGGCTGAGAACGGGTACTTGGCGTTGACGGCCGGGCTCGGATACGGCCGGGCGTCAGTCGGGATGAGGATGCAGCGGCAGTTCGCCGTCTCCTTCAGTGGCCCGGCCGGATCGCCGGGGTAGAGCAGATGAGCGTCCCCGACGTGGAACGGGGTACCTAGGTCCTGCACCTGCCCGTCGGCCTCAACGTGCGTGGGTCGGACGCGGTTGTCGTGGACCGTGACCCAGCGCAGGCGGCCGCGCTTGCGGGCCAGGTCCGAGGTCGCCATGCGGTGGGCGGCGTT